CCGTCATTGTGCGTCGCAGCGACCGAGTCGACGTTTAATTGATTAGCCGAATACACATAAGTCCGGCTATTATAGGCACCGTCAGACCTCACTCCAATACGCTGGACCTCCGTCCCGGTGCCGTCCGTGGCTCCAAAATAAATCACGTCCCCAAAAAGCATGTCCCCATAAACCCGCAAGGCCGGGCCCGTGGTCGCGCTTTGGAGAAGCCACGGTAGGTTTGACGCCATGTCGCAAAGATGGACAAATCCATAATCGTCGATCCACAGGGGACATCCGCTACCAAGATTGCTTTGTAATTTAAGCGGTGTTCTCGTTACCGCGGAATTAAACGTCTTGGATTCGGTTGAGAATGTATAGGTGCGCGTCCCTGAATTTTCGAGTGCCATGAAGTTGTCGGAACTGTCCGCGATGACATGGAGCGGAACGGTGGGCGTGTTTGTTCCAATCCCGACATAACCTCCGTCGGCATTTGATTTCAATTGCAATATAGGTTTCGTGCTTCCAGCAAAATTAGAATATAGGCTCAGGTCATTCCCGGAGATAGATCCCAACCAACTCCTATTCCCGGGGTTTTCTATATCTAAAAATAAAGTGTTGTTCGCCCCGTTGATCGTCAGGCCGCCGATCGAAAGAGTGGTGCCGTTGAAAGTAAAATCACCGTCATCTTGCAAGAGCCCGCCGGTCCCCGCATAAGGGACCCGCGTCGCCGTCAATCCAGAATCCGTCAGACTCGTAAAGGAACCGGCCCCTCCCGAGAGTGAACCCGTCAGGCTGGTGTTCCCGGTGTTCACTAATCCCGCGATTGTCAAGGTCGTTCCATTGTGGGTAAAACCAGCTACATCTTGTAAGAGACCTCCCGTCCCAGCGTAAGGGACCCGCGTGGCCGTGAGGCTTGAAAGAGTCGTGGCGCCAGTGACCGAGAGTGCCCCGCTCATGGTCGCGCTTGAACCGGACAAAGACCCCGTGAGCGAACTGTTCCCGGTGTTTGAAAGCCCGCCGACCGAGAGCGTCGTCCCGTTGAAGGTAAAATCCGAGTCGTCTTGGAGAAGTCCGCCCGTCCCGGCATACGGCACTCGCCCGCTGGTAAGTCCAGTGTCCGTAATTGAACCGGCCGTCAGAGACGTCGCCGTGAAGGAAGAGACTGTCATTGTCGTTATGGTTACGGACGTCAGTGTCGCTGTTGTGGCTGTGATTTGCCGGAAGGTCGCCGTCGATATATCCGCAAATGTCGCGGCCGCGCTTGAGATCGTCAGGCGGTTGGTCGACGTGGAAAATGTCATATCGGAATCGCCGCCGAAAGTCCCAGCATTATTGAACTGGACCTGCGTATCCGACCCGCCCGGCTCCGTAATAATCCCCGTGATCTCCGCCAAAAGAGCGGAGGCCGCGAAGAAGGCCGGAACGAGGAACCAGGATTTACGCATGCGCTCTGAGTGTTTTACAACTACCTCGTGTTCCCGCTAAACCACACGTCCAAGTCCAAACCGCCGGCGGCCGGGGCCGTGAAGACGATCTTGAGATAGCGGTAAGGGTAGCTGGTTAGGTCCCATAGCGTGTTCCCGGCGGCCGTGTAGGTCACCGAAGACACCGCAAGGTCTGAAAAGTTCGTGTTGTCGTTTGACGCCTGCCATTTGAAACAAGCTGTATTTGGATTTGTAACGAGCGCCAGAGGGATTACATCGAACCCTCCGCCGCCCGTCAGGCTTGTGATGTCGATATCGAGCCCAGCAACGGCGCCCGTGGACGTATCCGAAAGCTGGTAGCTATCCGCGTTGACGCGGATCGCGTAGTAGGTCGTCCCGCTGGTTAGGCCGCTGGGCGCGGTCCCGCTCGTGGTGTCGAACCGGACCGGAAGACCTGTCGAGAAACCGTGACTGGTTTCGCTGATACGGTCGGTCGTAATGTTCACGTCGCTGGCTAAGCCGTGCCGAAGGTAAGGAAAGCTCGTCGTGAACCCGGAGGATGTGGATATCGCGTATTGAGCGACGCCCGGCACGAGAGAGCGGAGGCGGATAACACCTAAGTCCTGTATGCTGGCAGACGTAATCGCGTTTAGAGTCGAATCGTTGTTGATGGCCGTGTGAATATTGGTGGCGGTTGTATCTGAACTTGTTTCCGCGTCCCAGTCCGTCGTCTCCGTCAACGTCACGTGATTGATCGTGAGATATCCGAATTCCTGACCTGTCAAAAACGATGTTGAACTTAGGGATATCGCCGCCTCTGTCGAAGAAGCGATGGTCCATGAATTGGCGAAGGTCCCCGAAGAAACGGCCGCGACGGTAATGACGTTGCTGGAAACGCTCGCGGCGTATTTTGGGTGGGCGTCGATGGCCGAGGCCATGCTCGCCATCGTGTTCGTCGAGCTAAACCCGCGCGACCAGTCGGATCCCTCGTTGTATTTGCGGCCGTTGATCGTCACATACGCCCCGGTAAGCGCCGCCGACGTGTTTTTGCCTGTGACGAGCGTGATCGTGGCGGAAGACGCCTGGCCGTTCAGAAATGAGTAATTGGCAACTGTGATCGTGGCCGAGGAATAGGCCCCGTCCGTGATTGAGGACGTGGACGGCGTTCCGTCGGAATAGACGGCCTGGACCGTCACGTCCTTTAGGTACTGCAAGTCGATTGTCTGCGTGAAATCGACGGCCTGGGCGCTCTTGGTGATCACGCGTTCAGTCCTTGAGGCCGCAAACGCCGCAACCGGGACAAAGCCCGTGATCAGAAGAAGCAAGCCCTTTTTCATGTCGTCGTCTCCTTGATAAGTCGATCTATAGAGAAAAGGTCGGGGGCGTCGCACCCCCGCGTCGGTTGCCTGCAAAGCCGATAAGAATGTCCGTAAAGTTGGATCCGGCGCTTACGCCGTGGTTTTAATGAGGAGCGAGATGGCGACGGTGGTCGATGTAAAGTCCGTCGCCGCCAGGCCGTCTTCGCCGAAGGAGGCGACCGTGATCACCAGGCCGCTGAAAGAGACCTGGATGAATTCAAAGGCCGCGTCGATCCCGCCCGTGATGACGGCTCCGACGATCCCGACGATTTCCGTGACGCCGCCGTGCGCGGCGGCCGTCAACGTGATTTCATCCGACGAGCTGGCAATCGTCGCCGTCAGATGGAGCAGCTTGGTCTCGCCCGGCAGTTCGCCGGAGTAGGTCTTGGTCCCGGTAATAGCACCCATGTCGGGACCCCCTTTAAGCCGTCGTCTTGATAAGCAACGTCAAGGCGATGGTCGTCCCGGTCCACTCATCCGAAGCTGTCCCGTCGGCCTCAAGGGTGACGACGGTAATCACCAGGTTGCTAAACGACACCTGAAGCGCGGTGAATGAGTCGTCCAGGCCGCCCGTGATGGCCGCGCCGAGAATTCCAACGATTTCCGTCACGCCACCATGAGACGCGGCGGTGAGCGTGATCGTGTCCGAACCCGAAGCGACCGTCGCGGTAAGATGCAGAATACGCACTTCTCCGGCGAGTTCGCCCGCGTAGGTTTTTGTTCCTGTAATAGCGCCCATTGGATAGGACCCTTAGACCGCGGCCGCGGCGTCAACCAAAATCACGCCGAACTCTTTCGAGTTGAACATGGCCTTCTGCAAGCCGCCAATAAAGCTAACGGCCACGCCGTCCTTGTTCTTGTAGTCGAATGTCTCGACCACAAGGGCCTCTGGATTCGAGGCTTCAGCCAAGAGGACCGCCTGCCTCCCGCAGAGGACGTTTCCGGCGCAGTCAGCGCCGTAGTCGGTGCCCGTTCCGGTCCCGCGCCAGCTATTGCCGGCCACGGAAATGTCGAGCCAGGGCACGAATTCGTTCTCCAAAAGGAGGACGTTGGACCAATACCCGAGAGCTCCGCGAAACACCGGATTTTTCTCCGAGCGTTCCCGCGCGTTCTGGTTTGCCGTCTTCCAGTCGGAAGAAAGCCGGATGTCGCGGGCGCAGAGCGGATGGAGATACATGACGTAGAAGCTGTCGCCCTCCATCTCGATGGGCTGGATCTTTGGGCTTGCCAGGCGCGCCTTGGTAGCCGCCTTGGTGACCAGGTCCAGCGTCATCGTGTCGGCCGCTGCAAGGGACGCGGCGCCCGTTGTTTCCGCGCATAGATAACGGTTCCCCGTACCGGCCGCGGTGTCAGCGTCCGCAATGAAGTCCGGCGTGTTGGACCATGTGGCGCGAGTTCCGACAACAACGCCGTTGGTGTCGGTTAGGCTCGTGTTGGTGACGCCCACCAGCTTCAGGAAGATTTGCCGGGCAAGGAATTCCTTCATCCATGTCCGGCAGTTTTCCCTGCCCGTCGCGATTTGATCGTAGATGACCTTTTGGGCGTCCAATTTCCCCTTTAGGCGGACGCCGTTTCGGATCTGGTCGATTACGACCTGTTCCGAAAAAGAAGTCATGGCCTCCTCGTTCCCTTCCAACTCGTCGTCGCCGGTCACGCCGTCGCCTGAGAGCCTGGCCACGAGACCGAAGGTCTCCGTGTCGCCTCTTTCCTTCTGCAACTCACGCGAGACCTGCACGACGTTATTGGCGTCTTCCCCCATGAACTGGAAGATGTTTTTAACGTCGCGCATGACATCGTCTAGGAGCTCTTTGGACCAAAGTTCCTGACGAAGCGCGTCAATGCTTATCGTGTTACCCATTTAATCCGTCCTCCTGTCTGTTAACCCCGCAGGAGCTTGGCGTATCGTTCCGGGTGCTTCTCCCTGAAATTCAGGCGCTGGGCGGCCGTCATGCCAACGATATCCGCCAGAGTGACTTCCTCAGGCGTCACCGTCCGCTTTCCGCCGCCCGCCGGGATCGAGGCGCTCGAAGCCCTGCGTTGGGTGTTTTCTTCGACGCGTTTCATCTGCTCGGGTGTCAAGCCCCCGTCCGCCTTCGGTCCCGCTTCCGGTCCCGTCTTTTTCGGCTCAGAGCCGTTGCCCGGCTTTCCATGCTCCGGGTGAAATTGTCCGATCTCATAGGCGATGAGCGCCGCGTTGTAGTCATCCACGCCGATCTGGTCCGCCCTGGCCGCGGCGACCTGGAGATCGCGCACGAGCCTCAACACCTTTTCTTGTTTCCAGTGTTCCGGCACGAGCGCGTCCAAATTCTGGATGACCGCCGTCGCGCGCTTGACCGTATCGTCAAAATCCTGGAAGAGGCTTCTCGCGTACTCTTCCTGGTCCTTTTGGGCCTGCGTAACGCGAGAGGCGCGCTCATTAAATTCGGCTTGCTGTTTGGAAAACTCTTCCGCCTTTTGTTTCTCGCGTTCCTCAAGCTGACGCAGAGTTAACGGCTTGTCTTCCTGGGAAATGACGTTCCCGTTTTCGTCCACTTCCTTTTCGGGCGGCGCGGCCTTGAGCGCTTCCAGTTGCGCCTCAAGGGTTTTTTTCTCAGCAATGATCCTGTCGCGCTCGGCTTCCGCCGCCTGGCGCGCCTGCCGTTCGTTTTTCATGCGGAAATAGAGGCCGCGCGGCGTCGCGCCTGGCCCGAACGATTCCGTGAAAATCTTTTCCTTGTCCGGCGCGAGCGTGAAGTCCGGCAGAGACGCCGCTGGCGTCGCGGCCTTTTCAGCCGGTTTCGCCTCCGCCTTTGGCTCAGGCGCCTGTGCGGCGGCC